TGTGCAAGTAAGCTCATGAAGGCAGCACCCGCCGCTGGATCAGAGTTAACATCAGCGTGAACAAACGATGCCATAGGGTCAATGATGATTAGCTTGAGAGTTTCCATCTCTAGCATCTGGTCATAGATACGAGAAAACTCTTCGCCCATCAGGTAGCTGTTGTCGAATTTCTGCATGATTGGAAACACACCACCAAGGTTAGGCAGCGGAAGCACGCGTAGTTTGTGCTCGTAATGCTCACGGTATTTTCTGGGGTCAAGCCTAGAGATACGCCTGTGCATCTCATCCTTGTCATCCTCCGCAGTGATTAGGATTACATCACCATGCTCTGCTACTAAACCACCGAATGCGCTCTGCATTTCTGCGCCAGATGCCACTTTCATAGCGAGGTCTAGGGTCATCATGCCTTTACCACTGTCACCAGCCGCCGCGAATACCACTGGAACGCCAAGAGGTATTGTGTCGCCAATCAAGAAGTTTTGCTGGGGTGCAGAACCCACGAAGTATTCGTTAATCAGCAGGCTGTTGTCTATCAGGCTGATAGGTTTCTTAACCTTGTTCTCATTTGTTTTTAACATCTTCTCAATGTTAAAGTCTTCTTCTATTGCATCAGCAGCATCCCACTTTTCTTCTTTAGCCGCAGGAATTTTAAGCATCAGAGTTGACTTAGCACCAGCCAGCTTTGCATGAGTTTCAACAATACGAGCCAGCTTCTTGCCAGCCTCATCATTGTCAGGCCATAGGATAACGTCTTTGTTGCGTAGGTGAGAGAAGTCAAACTTGTGAGCCGTGTTTTCGGAGAGCATACCAGCACCACCAATGGTACAAGTTGCTGCATATCCAAGAGAGTTAAGAGCATCAGCGCACTTCTCGCCTTCGACCCATATGATTTTGTTGGCGTCTAAGATGTTCGGGATGTTGTAGAGGGGTCTTGGCTCTGGCACGCCTTGGCGACCATTCATGAATTGGCGGAACTGCTTCTTGGGTTTCCCAGAGCTATCCCGAACAATTCCTCCGGTTTCGTCCCGGTCATAGTATTTGCGTACTGAAACGATTACTACACCATGCTCATCTGTGTAGACATATTCGTCCTCGAACGGAGTGTTTGAGCTAATTGATGCTTTTTGTTCGGGTTGTGGAGCTACTTCCTGAGTTTGAGGTGCTGTAGCTACTACGAAACTTTGTGGGTTGTTCGGCTTAACGATGTTTTCAGGAGGTGCAACATAGTCGCGTTGCATATATTGGGAGAGCAACTGAACGCACTCTGTCATAGAGTAACCGCGACCTTCCTTCAGAACCTTACAGATACCGCCGATGCCATCACCTGATTCAAAGTCTTTACCTGTTAGAAACCAAGGACTACTTTGATCAATATTGATACGCATAGACTTTCCAGCCTCGCCCCGTAGCGATCCAATGAAGAACTCTTTACCTCTCTGGATGCCTTCTGGGTATGTATCGAACAGTATTTGTAACTGTACCACTCTAGGCACTTCTCTGGAAATACGTTCTGCGACTTCCTTTGTCGTCTTGCCAAAACTTAAAACATTCATTATCTTGCCCCTGTCCACAACTTAACTACTAAATATGGGGTGCCGCCGACCAAGCGCACTCCATATTTTTTATTTCTTCCAACAAGTTTCTCTAAACTCACAAAACTTGCACAAGAAAAAATCCTTACTTTGCGCAATACGCGGTAGAATGTCACCAGCTTTTGCCGCCGTCAATATGTTTACTGCGCGGTCACTCGCCTTTTGAGCGAGATTCTTATCATACGGCACAAGCTCGTAATAAACTTCGGAAGTATTTTTGTTAACCACAGTGAACAACGCAGGGTTCTCATAAAGGTCCATATAGGTCTGATACAGAGCGATTTGAGTAGCATATACTGGGTTGGCTTTTGCTACGCCATGACGGACAAAAGCTTTGAATTTACTATCGTTAGATGACTTGCATTCCCACAGGCTAGGATAACTCATATCCACGGGGCCACTACAAACCACGCCATCTATGTGTCCTTTGATTTCGCCATCAGCGATTGAGAAACCAAACTGCTTGCCGTCCTTGTCTTCTGTACGCAGATCGAAACCAGCGTCTCTCAGCCACTTTGAGGCGTAGTCCTCAATCTCGTGACCGAATTGGAAGATGCGCAATGTACGGGCCGTAAAAGCCTTGTTAGGGTCAATCGGGTAGTTGAGGTATCGGTACTGTATCTTGCGCTGACATTCATCGCCAATGCTGGATGCGCCGATGTATTTCCTGCGTTCCCGTTTTTCCTCCCCTGCTACTATCGCTTTATCCACTGCCTCTTTAATTTGTTCGGCAATTGGGTCTTCCCTAGAACGGGATTGAAGTAGAGGGCCAAGCGCCTGTTGACTTAAAGTAGGTGTCTTCGAGTTTTCCAATGTTAATCTCCGCTGCTAGACGTTTTGATTCTTGTATTCCAAATATAAGTGTTTGGACTTGCCCTTCGGTAAGGTCAGAAAATCTTGTGTTCCAACCAAACTTCCCCAGTATAAATGCCAATTCCTTCATGGGCATTGGGGCTGTGTCAACTTCGCTCAATGTATAGTTTCCTCTCCTAATACGCATAAATCCATTATGCTGTTTACTTCTTCTTGATCAGCGTCCTTGTTCTGGAACGCGATATTTAAAATCTCTTCGCCGCTTACTTCGACAACCGCTGTTCCAAATAGAACTACGTTCCCTGCATTCTCAAGGTGGTCACTAATAATTTCGTTCGCTGAAGATTGTACTTCCTTCATGTCCGTAGGGTCTTTCACAAAGCACACGATATCGTATTCGACTGTCTCGAACTTGTCGTCTGACTTCTCAGCGACCATAAGGTGCATTTCAAATCTTGGCATTACGGTTCCTTAGCGGAAAGCTCCCCGCCGCATGAAAGATAACCGCATCCATCAATCCAATTATCCATATGTTTGGGGTTGGACTTGATGCGAGCTACCTTGAGCAAATTCATCATTACGGATACGTCAATGGCACTTACGTTTATACCAAGATGAATAGACCAGTATTTGCCTATCGTGGAGAAGTTATCTTCCATGTTTCCATGATCAGCGGCACGATCTTTTGTGACGTATTCTTTTGCCGTGTCGAGTATTTCACATCTTTGCATAATCTTTTCCCGTCAACTTTTCCCAGTTGTCTGCGATCAGTCTATCAATTTGATCTCTATTAAAATAGTACCCTAAGCAACAAGCAGCTTTGTACTTGGTCCAAGAGAAGTCCATTTCACTTACTTGCACGCCATTACTGCGCAGCAATTCCTTTTGCTTTGGAGTTGCCGCTTGGTTCAGCCAGCGTTTAGACTTGTTTGCAGCGGTGCTGTCTTCGATCTCACGCAAGAAATCATCAGCCGCAGCCATCGCTTGTACCTTGTCACCGATTGAAACTACTCTAGCGCGTCCATGCTGGGCCTTTACGATACCGATCCAGTAATCTCCAATCTTGCCCACCATAGAGAAGCCTTGGAATCCTGTAGCCATCATTGCTGTGCCTAAGCCGTATGGATCAATCCACATGAACGGAGACATCTGCATCAGATCGTACTCGGTCATTTCAAAATCATCTAAAGCATCTTTGACCTTACGCTCAAACTCATGTTCGCAGATTGGACATACGCGAGTATTCGCGGATACTTCGCTTCCGCAATCTGGACATACTTTAGTTGGAGCGTCACCGCCTATGGATTTATCTACGCCATCTAGGTTGGCTGACTCATCCAAACCACCATGCGTGATGATTGATGTGCCAAAATCCATAACAATGCAGTCGGTCTTGATGATGTTTGGGTATAGCTCAGGATCAAGGATACGCAGACCGCGCCCAATCATCTGCACCATTGTTCCCTTTTGGGAACATGGGCGCGTTAGAATGATACAAGACACAGGGGGAGCGTCGAAGCCTTCGGTTAGAACTGCCACGTTGACGATAACTTGTGTATCACCAAACTCCAGATCATAAAGCATCGCAGCGCGTTCGTCTTTGTCAGTCTCGCCAGTTACATAGTTGGACTTAATGCCAGCCATAACGAATGCGTCACAAACGTGTGCGGCGTGATCGACTGTGGAACAGAACACAACGGTCTTGCGCCCCCCAGCCTTTTCTTTCCACTCATCTACAATACGATTGTTAATTACTTGGCGATCCATGATGGACGCCACTTCTTGCATGTCATATTCTTTGCCGCGCTTTGTGACTTTATCTAGCTGATCACCTACGCCTAGATCAATGACGTAGCTCTTAGGGCGTACTAGAAAGCCTTCGCGGATCAGCGTAGCCAATTCAATCTGGTGTGCGCAATTATTGAATACACTGCGCAAACCTTTGCCATCGCCACGGTTGGGCGTTGCGGTAAAGCCTACGATCTCAGCTTTGTCGTTATCCTCGCGTACTGCCTCAATCACTTTCGTGTATGTTGGAGCCGCTGCATGGTGGCCTTCATCAATTACAACCATATCAAACAACGGGCGATCCCGTAGGTTTCTATCGCGCGACATTGTTTGGATCATTGAGAACACAGCATCGCCGTCCCAGTGCTTGACTGTTCCGTTTACGATGCTTGTTGTGATGTAAGG